GATACTACAAAAGTTAGAATGAATTATGCTATTTGTGCTCCTAGAATTTACAAAGGTAGAATAGAGTCGATGGTTAGTAAATGTACTGGCTTTGCTGATATGATTCAACTAACACACTTAAAACTGCAGCAAGTTATATCTCGTATGGTACCAGATGGTGTTTATTTAGATATGGACGGTTTAGCTGAAGTTGATCTTGGTAACGGTACAAACTATAATCCAGCTGAAGCATTAAATATGTATTTTCAAACTGGTTCTATTGTAGGTAGATCACTTACTCAAGACGGTGATATGAATGCTGGTAAAGTGCCAATACAAGAACTTCAAAGTAGTGGCGGTAATGCTAAAATAGCTAGTTTAATTCAAACTTATCAGTATTACTTACAAATGATACGCGATGTGACGGGTCTTAATGAAGCTAGAGATGGAAGTTTGCCAGATAGAAACACGTTGGTAGGTTTACAAAAACTAGCAGCTAACGCTTCTAATACAGCAACTAGACACATATTACAGTCTAGCTTGTATTTAACTCTTAGAACATCAGAAAATGTTGCTCTTAAAATAGCTGACGCATTAGAGTTTCCATTGACTAAAAACTCTTTAAAAAATTCTATATCTACTTTTAATGTTAGAACGTTAGAGGAGATAGTTAATTTAAATCTTCATGACTTTGGTATTTTCTTAGAACTAGAACCAGATGAAGAAGAGCAAGCGCAGTTAGAACAAAACATACAAGCTGCAATTGCACAAGGTGGTATTGACTTAGAAGATGCAATAGATTTAAGACAAATAAAAAATCTTAAATTAGCTAACCAAATGTTAAAGGTTAAGCGTAAAGCTAAAGCTGTTCAAGATCAAGCTAATCAACAAGCTAATATTGCAGCGCAAGCTAGCGCTCAAGCCGAAACAGCCGAAAGAACAGCAATGGCTGAGGTTCAAAAGCAAGAGGCTATTAGTGGCTCTAAAGTACAGTATGAGCAAGCTAAAAATCAAATGGAAATACAGCGTATGCAAATACAAAGTGAGCTTGAGATGCAAAAAATGCAAAAGCGATTTGAGTTTGATTTACAGCTTAAACAAATGGAAGTTCAAGCTACTACGCAAAAAGAACAACAAATAGAAAATAGAAAAGACAAGCGTATAAAAATGGAAGGTACGCAACAAAGTAAAATGATTACACAAAGACAAAATGATGGACCTTCTATAAACTTTGAAGTGCAAGAAGGTGTTCCAGCAGAGGATATTGATCCATTTGTTTAATTTTTTTTTAATTATTTAATTATATTATATTATGTCAACAGAAGTAAAACAAGAAGGTGAGTTCAAAATTAAAAAGAAAACACCTAAAAAATTAACAGAAGTTAAAGATAACGTTACTAAAGTAAACGTTAATCCAAAAGAACCTTTGATTGAGTTAGAACCAGAGGTTAAAAAAGTAGTAATTCCAAAAAAACAAGAAGATGCCGTTCAAGCACAAGAGACAAATGATAGCAATGTTATTGTCGAAAAACCCAAAGACAGTGGCAACAGCGAAGGAGTGGTTGAAGAAGTACGGGCCGCCGAAAAAGAAGTAAGTCCATTAAAAGAAGTTTCTGCAGAAGAAGTTAAAAAAGTAGAAGCTGAAGTTAAAGAAGCTATTAGAGATGAAAAAATTTTAGGTAAACAATTACCTGAAAACATTGAAAAGTTAGTTTCTTTTATGGAAGAAACAGGTGGTACAATAGAGGATTATACAAGATTAAATGCTGATTATTCTAGCATCGATGATAAAACTTTATTAAAAGAATACTACAAGAAAAATAAACCTTATCTAGACGATTCAGATGTTAATCTATTATTAGAAGATTTTGAATACGATGAAGATCTAGATGAAGAAAAAGATATACGCAAGAAAAAACTTGCATTTAAAGAAGAAGTTGCAAAAGCCAAAAACTTTTTAGAAGAGACAAAGGCAAAATATTACGATGAAATCAAGTTGAGATCAAACGTAAACCCTGAAGCTCAAAAAGCTATGGACTTTTTCAATCGATATAATAAGGAGCAACAACAAGCTGAGCAACAACATCTTAGATTCAAAGAATCTACTAATAAGCTTTTTAGCGATAATTTCGAAGGTTTCGATTTTAAAGTAGGCGAAAAAACTTATAAGTATAATATTCAGAATAAAGAAAAAGTCGCAGAAAGACAGTCAGACATAACAAACCTCGTAGGGAAGTTCCTAGACGAAAACGGTAATGTTATAGACGCGGCTGGATATCACAAAGCTATGTATGCTGCTGAAAACGTAGATCGCATTGCAGCTCATTTTTATGAGCAAGGAAAAGCAGATGCTGTAAAAGACGTTGTAAACAATTCAAAAAATCTTAGTAGTTCTAAAGCTAGATCTACTCAAGGCGAAGTGTTTATTGGTGGATTTAAAGTTAAAGCTATTTCTGGTGCTGATTCTACAAAACTTAGAATTAAAACAAAAAAATTTAACTAAAAAAATTATTTATCATGAGTTTAAATCCTCAATTTGGTACTATTGTACCTAGTGCAACTCAACAAACTTTAGCTAACAACTATCTAGTATTTGATGGTGCTGCTGGTGGAAATTTTGCACAACAATATTTACCTGAAATTTACGAACAAGAAGTAGAGCGTTACGGAAACCGTACGTTATCTGGATTCTTAAGAATGGTTGGCGCTGAAATGCCAATGACTTCTGATCAAGTTATTTGGTCTGAACAAACAAGATTGCATATTGCTTATAAAGATTGTGATCTTCCTGCTGCAACAACTATCGATGTTAATCCTGGTGCTGCTGCTGATATTACAAATGTAGTATCTATTAATGACACAGTTGTTGTAATGCAACCAAGTACAGGTTTAGAAGCAAAAGGTATCGTTATTGGTAGCGCTGGTTCTGTATTAACTGTTACTTTGTTTTCAGGTGCAACTTTACAAGGTGTATTTGGAGCTGCTGCTGCTGATCTTAAACTATTTGTTTACGGTTCTGCTTATCAAAAAGGAACTGCGCTAACTGATGCTACAGGTGTTAACGCTAAAAGAGTATCTGTTGATCCTTCTTTTAAGCAATTTTCTAACTCACCAGTTATTATCAAAAACCAATATGTAATTAATGGTTCTGATATGGCTCAAATAGGTTGGGTTGAAGTTGCTACTGAAGATGGTGCTAGTGGTTACCTTTGGTATTTGAAAGCTGAATCTGAAACTCGTTTACGTTTTGAAGATTACTTAGAAATGGCTTTAGTAGAAGGTGAGCAAAATGCAAATGCTGGTGCTGGTGATTATCAAACTGATTTGTTACCAGGAACAGAAGGTTTATTTGCTGCTATCGAAGATAGAGGTAATGTAAACGTTGGCTTTACAGCTTCTGCTGGTCTTACTGCTTTTGATGCTATTTTGAAAAACTTAGACACTCAAGGTGCTATTGAAGAAAACATGTTATTCTTACAAAGACAAACTGCTCTTGATTTTGATGACATGCTAGCTTCTATTTCTGGTGGTGCTCAAGGTGGTACTGCTTATGGATTATTTGAAAACTCTGAAGAAATGGCTTTAAATCTTGGATTTAGCGGTTTCCGTAGAGGATCTTATGATTTCTACAAAACTGATTGGAAATACTTAAACGATGCTTCTACTCGTGGAGCTATCGATGGTATTAATTCAATCGAAGGTGTATTAGTACCTGCTGGAACTTCTACTGTTTACGATCAAATCTTAGGAACTAACATTCGTCGTCCATTCTTGCACGTACGATACAGAGCTTCTCAAGGTGATGACCGTCGTATGAAGTCTTGGTTAACTGGTTCTGCCGGCGGTGCGTTTACTTCAACTCTTGATGCTATGGAAGTTAACTTCTTATCAGAAAGATGCTTAGTAACACAAGCTGCTAACAACTTTGTACTCTTCAAAGGAGTGTAATTACTTTAAAATCTTGGGGTCGCGTATTGCGGCCTCAAGGTTTTTATTATTAACTATTTAATTTTATTATATCATGGCTAAAAAAGCTAAAGCAGAAGAAACTGTTGAGGTTGCACCTCAGCCCGTGGTTACAAAAAAACCACAAGCTCCAGCTAAACCAAGTTGGGAAATTAAAGATAGAATTTACTATTTAAAAGGAAATAAAAACCCTTTAACATTAACAATACCAAGTAAGCACACGCAAAAGCATTCTTTACTTTATTTTGATAAACAAACTGGAACTCAAAAAGAAATAAGATATGCTACAAATCAATCATCGTGTTTTGTAGATGAACAAAAAGGTGAAGCTACTCTTGGTCATATTATTTTTCAAGATGGAACATTAAGAGTTCCACAAAACAAACAAAACCTACAAAAACTACTTTCATTATACCACCCATTAAAAGGTAAAATATATGAAGAGTTTGATGCAGTTGAAGTAGCTGAAGATGAATTAGATATTTTAGATCTTCAAATAGATGCTTTAAATGCTGCTAGAAGTATAGACGTAGATCACGCTGAAGCAATATTAAGAGTAGAGTTAGGATCAAAAGTAAACTCAATGAGTTCAAAAGAGCTGAGAAGAGATTTACTATTATTTGCTAGAAACAATCCTGCTTTATTTATAAATCTTGCTAATGACGATAATGTTCAATTAAGAAACTTTGCTGTAAGAGCTGCTGAAGCTGGAATAATTAAGTTATCTCAAGATTTAAGAAACTTTGCTGTAAGAGCTGCTGAAGCTGGAATAATTAAGTTATCTCAAGATCAAAGAACATTTACATGGGGATCAAATGGTAGAAAACTAATGAATGTACCTTTTGATGAAAATCCATATTCGGCCTTTGCTGCTTTCTTAAAAACAGACGAAGGGGTTGAAGTCTATAAATCTATAGATAAAAAACTATAAAAACAAGTGATACTAATATAGGCGGTTTCGGCCGCCTTCTTAGTATTTATATAAAAATATAAAATGGCAGTAAACGTAAACACAGTATACACAACAGTCTTGTACATATTAAACAAAGAACAAAGAGGTTATGTAACACCTGCTGAATTTAATAGTATTGCTGATTTAGTACAGAAAGAAATATTTAATTCTTATTTTCCTGATGCTAACCAGCAAAACAGAAAAAATCAAAACAACACGGAAAACGATACAGAGTTTTTTAATATGTTTAAAGACATAGCTTATAAATTGTATCCGTTTGAAAAAGAAATAACGTTTACATACGATTCAGGTCAACCTAAATATCAGTCTATAACTCAATTGGTTAGTAAAAAAGATTTTGACAAAATTACAAGATCAAAACTAACCGCTCCAACAAAACAATATCCTTTATTTATTACAACAAACGCAACACCTACTGGTTTAGAAAATCAACTAGCACTGGTTATATCACCATCTCCTACAGCTACTGACAGTGTTAGTGTAAATTGTATTACAAATCCAACGTCTCCAATCTGGGGTTATAACGTTGGCGCATTAGGACAATATGAATTTGTTGACGCTTCAATAGTTGGTTCTACGTCTGTTAATTTTCAACTAGATATATCAGAGCAAACTAATATAATTATAAATATATTAAAATATTTTGGAGTTGTAATAAATGATCCTACTATAATTGACGTTGCGGCTCAAGAAGCTCAAGCAACTGAAGTAAATAAAAAATCTTAATTAAATGAGTTTACAAGAAACAAACCAACAATATTATCAAGGCGCTCAGCCTTTTTTAGTTACTAACGCGGCTGGTCAAAGTTCTTT